GCACCTCCGAATTTTATCAACTCATCATCGTCATAATCAACTACACCTGCACCAAATCCAGTAACTTGACCGCTGGAAGAACGTGCAAGAACACCACCGCCAGCAGTTGTGTACCATTTCTCTTTTGCTTTAGCATCTTTTTTAACCTCCACATAAGGAAATAACCATTGAAAAACATCCGATTGAACTGTATCTTTAATTTCACTAGAGTTGTCCAGGGCTAATGAATCGGAATAAGATAAATGAATGAACCTTGATGCTGGATTTCTTGCTAATGACCACGCAATAAACATCTTTACCATTACTTCTGTCTTACCGTACCTTGGCGCAATGTTTAGAATAAGTCTAGTAGTTTCCCCGTTTGCTACTTTAGTGCCAAAATTAAACAACGTTTTGTGATGGCTATTTACCGTGAATTTCTTTTTATTTAAATGTTCAAAAAAAAATATAGTAAATTCTTCAAAATTGTTTAGCAACCGGTATCGTAAAATATCAATGGCTTGTTTTTGCATCGTCCAACATTTTTAAGGCATCTTCTGCTGAGAATTCAGACTTTAAATCAATAGTTTGATAAGATTGGTTCAATTTTTTATGCTCTTCTGGTGTAGCAATTAATCTATAAAGTGCTAATAATTCAGCTGCTTTTTCCGACTTCCACAACTTCGCTCTAATGCTCGACTTAGTTTTTATCTTGTTATCGTCTAAAAGACTCTTAAGGGTGTCCAATTCATCCGAATCAGCAGGAAAAAAAGCATAAAACGTACTTCTTGAACAAGGCAAAAAGGCAGGTATATCCTCAATAAAAAAAAGGTTGTTTTTCTTTATTGCTTCCTCTGCCTGCTTGTATATTTTCTTTTTACTGTAGCTCATTACTTTTTCCAATTAAATGAATATGTTATTCGATTAATACTAGCCCCTTTTACTTGGCTCGTTTCTTTATTGAAATTACTTTTATTACCCCATACATTGGTTACCCTACCTTTTCTGACTAATGACCAATTTTCATCTCTTGCTAATGCGTGAACAAGTGCAGGTGTTGTAGTTGTCAAATTCATATTAAAACCGTTTTCAATATAATGTTTTGTAACTTCGTTTATAAACCTTGTTCCTATTCCAATTCCTTGAAAGTCGGGTAAAACAACTAACCTATGAACACGCTTCCAACCTTTTCGCATAGGAAATTGAATTATACCCGTATGAGCCACTAATTGCCCGTTTATTGTCGCAATCCATTGCTCGCTCGCTTGGTGTAGTTTCTCATCTAAATAATGATACTTTTTAAAGGGTTTCCAAACCTCATCTCTATTGTTTTTATTCCTAAATATTTTGAGTTCAATGTCGGGTCGCTTGTATTCGTTTGGGCAAAAAAAAACCTCTGTTCATCAGTGTTATAAATCCAATCAGGCTGCAACCATTCTATAATGTCAGAATGACACCCGACGGCTACAAACTTTTTATTTAGTTTTCTTATTGCTTTCTGAATAGCAAAAGAACCCGTCTTTGCTACCTCTCTATTTACTACGCTTGTAAACTCATCAAAAACTACTATTTCCTTTTCCTCTAAAATTGACTTAGCTAAATCGCATCGCATCTTTTCGCCATTACTTAAGACTGAATAAGGTTTCAGCCAACTTGGAGGACTTGCAAAACCTACGCTTGTAAAAGCCTTTGTTATCTCCTTAACGCTTTTTTCTTTAGGCATATCATCAATAACGCTACCTTCTGAATATGTTTGCTCAAAAATATAGGTATCTGGAAACAACTCTTTTGCTATTGTGCTTTTTCCTGTTCCCGAACTGCCTACAATTAAACCAATATTCCATTCTTTCCCCTCAATGTCGATATTGCCTTCAAAATGCTCTTTTACCTTGTCAATAGATAAATCAAACGCATTTAACACGCTTGAAACTCTGAATGTTTCTTTTGGTTTCGTTTCTTTTATTATATTGAATTTCATAATCTATAATGTTAAAACTCTTACCTCAAAACCATCAGCAATCATTTTGTTATAAACTTGCTCTTGATGTGTTTCGTCTGTGCAACTAATTATAACTTCAAATGTTTCTTTTAAATCACCCGATAAATCAACTTGCTCTTTTTCTTGAACCTCCTTATTATCCCATTCAGGAACATCCACCCCCCATTCTTCAAGTTCCGTTAAATCCCATTCAGCTTGTAGCATTTCCCAGTTCCACTCGCCAGTATTTGCGTTAAGACGTATATTTAATTCTTTTTCATCATCTTCATTTAAGTCTACAATAACACATTCAACCTCCTTGTATCCTAATTTTTTTAATTCACGAACACGAAAATGTCCTCCGACAATGTACCCCGTTTGCTTGTTAAAAATAATAGGTTCAACAACTCCGAATTTTTCCAAAGATTTCTTCAAATCCGCCTCTTGTTTCTCGTTGCTTTTACGAGGATTATAAGGAGCGGGTTTTAAATCGCTTATTTTTTTCTTTTCAATTATCATATATACTTCCATTTATAACCGCCAGCTGTTTCATAAATACCTCTACAAGTTGATGATATGTTTCCTCTATTTATTCCAGTTTGTCTTGATGCTTCATGTGCGGAACAAAAAATATTTACAACTTGGTCAGTTTCATTATTTATTTGAGCTATTTTCTTTCTTGTTTCAATAGCTATTTTTTTAAAGTTAGGTTTTAATAAATTATTTTTTATTGCGTGTTTAATATTTTCACTTTTTGTAACATACTCTAAATTTTTAATATTATTATTTAACTTATTTCCATCTTTGTGATTTACATCTAATTTTGAATTGCCCAAAAAAGTTTCTGCTATTAATCTATGCACACTTTTTGATACTCTTCTTCCATCTTTACACAAAGTAACGGTTTTATAACCTGATTTTGTAACACCTTCTTTTAAAAATTCTACATTTGAATATCTACCAACTAATGATTTAATTTTACCAATACTTGATGCTTGATACAACCCCTCGTACCCTTTTATGTCTTTTAGTTTTTCCATACTACAAATATACAAAATTAATCCACGTTATTAACAATATGATAAAAAAGATATTCTAGGGTTATTCGGGTTGGATTTTATTTCAGATAGTTTTATCATTTTCCTGTATTATCTCACAATATACGCAAATTTACTAAATAATCAAGTATTACGAAAAACAAAAAACACTATTATTTTTTTCGTAATAGCTAATTATTTGATTTTTAGACAATTAAAAATAATATTATGAAAAATATTTTTTTTTGTAATATTTCTTGTAATGCTGTAAACCGCATAAATAGGGCGTTTCAGAAGATTATTACGAAAAAATGAATAAAAACACTACGATATATATAGGGGTATTTTTTATTTTATTTTCTTCTATGTAATAATGCACTTTTCAATCATCATTAATATATATATATATACCCCCCCTATATTTATTATAAAATATATGTTTTTTCATAATAATTGGTATAATATACTGATATATAATTAGTTAGGTATTACGAAAAATATTACGAAAAAAGTGCTGTTTTGTAACAATGTAGTAATATCAAGGGTTTCAGGCTTACGAAAAAACCGAAAATATTACGAAAAATGTATTTTATTATTTAGAATGAATATAAATAAGCTATAAAAATAAAAAAAGATGCAATTTTGTTTGGTCAATTAGAATTATATACTTATCTTTGTTTCAACAAAAAGAAATAATAATTTTAAAAACAGAAGAACATGAAAACACAATTTGAAAAATTAGAAGAAAGAAAGGGTTTATTTTCCCATGCAGAATTACGTGATTTAGTAGATGCATTAGTTTTTGTTATAATCAACACCGATAATAGATTAATTTCGGTGGATAAAAAAAGAGTTGGTTATGGTACTTGGAGTTCCGTAGGTTTTGCAAATAATTATTGTTTTGGGAATAAGTTAGCAGAATTGATAAAACAGGCGTTAACAGGTAGAATTACACACGATGAGGACAAAGATTTTGTTGTAGCAGATTTTGAAGAAAATATAGCTGATGCTTTGTTTGATTATTTATTTTAAAAAAATGGAGTAAGCCGAAAATCCTGAAAAGAGTAGGCAAATTTTTAAAAACAAAATAAAATGAGTAGATTAATGTTAGGGTCAATTAATTTGACTGAATTATCCGCAAAGATTAAAAGCGGTGAGATTGATGTTTTTACGTCAGAGAAAAATGGAGTTAAATACGTAAATGTAGCAATGTTTGTAAATGACATACCCGACCAATACGGACAAATTGCGAGTTTATCGCATCGAAACAAAAATTTAAAAACGACCTATCTGGGTAACTTCAAAGAGAATGGTGCTGGAGGTGCGACACCAAGAAACAACGCACCGCTAGTGAATAAAGATGATTTAGACTTTTTAAACGATTAATTTATGGAAAGTATAGGGAAACAAATTTGGAAACAAAGGAAAGCATCAGGAATGAGCCAAAATGATTTGCGTGAGAAAATGGAATTAAAGTCAGTCAACACTATCCACAACTGGGAACATGACAAGGTAGTACCGTCAATTGATGTTCTTAACGAAATGCACGAAAAATTAGGATGGGAATTCGATGTTAAGTTTATAACAAAAAACAAATAAAAAATGGAAATAAAAACAGGAATCGACTTGCGAAAAATATCAAGTCAAATTGAGAGCAAAAGAGAGATATATGTATCTTTGATTAAGTCAACATTTAATTTTTCTTCGCAAAATTTAGAAGAAAAAACACAGATTGCAAACGATAAATTCACGGCTGAAAAAGAGTTGTATCTTATGCGTTTGAAAGATTACGAAATTGAAAATCAAAATGCACAATTATCAATTTTCCAAGGTGTTAATATTTTTTTGGAAGTATTGCAGACAGGATTGTCTTTCTCCGAAGTTTCAAATCATATTTATCTATCGGTAATGATTGGAAGCCGGGGCGAGATAACATGGAAGATGACCAGCGATGCAGTTGTGTATATGGCTCAAAGGGTCGGTGCTATTTCTCACATTTCAGACGTTGTAATAGTGCGTAAAGATGAAGAATTCGAGGTGTTTAACGATAATGGCGAATTTAAAGTTAAGCACTCTTTGAAATTCACAGATGAATCGATTGATTATAAAAGAGATTTCTTGTGTGGTTATGTGTATGTAATTTATCCGAGTGGTTATCGTGAGTTAAGAATTGTTAATCGTCAACAGATGGATGATGCATATAAGATGACGAAGAAGCCAGATAATTACAACAAAATTTCGATGTTAAAATCAAAAATAGTAAAGAGAGCATTGAGATTTGACCGCAAAAGCATCATTGAAAGTATGGTAAATTCTCCAATTATTTCAGTACCTAGACAAAGTGATTTTGTGGTAAATATAGATGACATTCCAGAAATTGCCAAAGATTTTGACGATGTGGAGGAAGTAAAGGAAGTAACAATACTAGAGCAACAACAGGAAGCAGAACCAAAAGAAGAAGCTGGAGACGGTTTATTTGACGGTTTGGATTTAGATTTTTAAACTTTAAAAAACAGAAAAATGAAAAACGAATTAGCAAAATTAGACAGCCAAAAGATTGGCGAGTTAGTGGTAAACATCGACCAATTTACAGAAAAGATAATTTCAACAATTGACAATGTCGTTGAGAGGTTACCGAAAAATATACAAGAATTAGACGTATTGCAAGGCGACACTACCGAAAAACAAGTAATGGAAATTTACGGCAAAATAGACAACAAGGCTAAAGAGTTAAAAAGCCAACGCCTGGAGGTTACCCGTATTTTTGACGAATATAAGAAACGTTTTACAGAGCCTGAAAAATTGGTATCTGAAAAGCTATCTGAAATAAAAGCATTTGCCGAAAATTGGAACGCTGAAAAAATTAGACGTAAAAGAGTAGAGGATGAAAAGTTGGAAGCTGAGCGTTTAGAGCGTCAGAGAAATGCTGATATGTACAATCAAATGATTAACCACTACTTTAATCTTTCGATGATTGCTTTTCGTGAAATGAAGCAAAAAACCGAAAATGCTTTTTACGGTTGCGATACTGCTGAAAAATTGGATGCAATTGTCGGACGTTTAAAAAATAATTTATCGGAGGAGAAAATCCGTGCAAATTTCCAAAAGCAAAGAGACTTAAATGTATTTGAAATTGACGGTGTGCAGGATTTGCTAAAGATAAAAGAAGCGATGCCGAAGATTGTTGAGAATGAGGAAAAGTACGTGCAGGAATATTATAAGTTAATCTCCGATTTAATTTCTTTTTATCCTTCTCAACTTGAAAAAATCAAAACTCAAAATGCTGAACAAAAAAAGGCAGAAGCAGAACGATTGAAGCAAAAGCAAGCTGATGACGATGCGCGAATGGAAGCTGAATTGGTAGCTAAGAAAGAAGCGGAAGCACAAGCTAAGGCGTTGGAGAATTTGAATAGCGAATTAATGACAGCCGAGCCAAGTGTAGAAATTTCCAAAGGCGCAAGTGTTAAATTGAAATACGACCCTACAAATCACGCTGAACTCTTGAAAATAATTCAATGGTACATTCATAACGAGTTTGCTAAAGAAGATTTTGAAACGTTATTCTCCCGACTTTCTTTTATGCGCACAAGTGCCGATAGAGCGTTAAATGATGTGGGCGAAGTAATTACTGGCGTGCCAACGAAAGAGGATGTAAGAGTTAGAAAATCGAGAAGTTAAAATGAGTAACTACTTCAACATAACAGGCTATTGCAGTAATTCAGAATTATCAAAATTTGGGCAGGAAATAAACCTCCTGCCTAAATTTAAAGACGATGAAGAAAGGCAATTTGAAGCCTTTAGAATTGGCACTTTGTTTGATATTTTGGAAACTGAAAAGCACCGAATAGACCGATTAAATGGAAAGATAATCGGAACTCCTTACGAGTTTTCGGATGTTGAGTTATCGACATGGGAAAGGAAACAAAATCTTTTATATTCTCAAAATTTCTACAAGGCAATTTTAAGCGCAAAACCCGATTTTCAAAAAGAAATTTATTGTGATGATTTTACTTTGGATGGTGTTTTTAGATTGAAATTCAAAGGAAAATTAGACTTGTTTTTGCCTAATATGGTAATTGATTTGAAAACGACAATAGCGGAAAGTCAGGAAAGTTTTGAATATACGTGCCATGAATACGGCTATTTTCGTCAAATGATTTTATACATGGCTTTAACAGGCTCAACTCAAAGCCTTTTAATTGGAGTTTGCAAAACGAAAGATAAGGTTTTCAAAGTTCCTTTTGACAGAAATCACCCAAAATTTAAAGAAAATTTGAATATGTGTAAATTGCTTATTCAGAAGTATTGTTTGATTAATTAGAAAAAATGTTAAATTTTAAAATAAAAGTATATGAATAGCACAAATGTTCAACCAAGCACGGAAGCCGCCATTGTCGGCAATAATTTATTATCGCCAGCCTTTCTTCAATCGTTAGACTGGTGGCAACTTTACAAGGTAGCAGAACCTTTGGTTGCAAATATTTCTGATAAAAAACTGCACGAAAAATTGTTAGAAATATACCCACTTGAAGAAGGTCAGGAATATGTCGGCTCACTTTGCAACCATTACAGGGGTAGATTGAAGCACGAAGGAAAGTTTGCTTTAATAGACCAAATGTGTAGCAATTCAATGAGGCGTTTAATTATCGGGTTGTCGTCATAAGGTTGGCGATAACACCGAACTTCACGCTCGTTTAAATGGCGTGAAGTGAATGTTATATGAAATTTAAAATATGAAACAGAAATTTTTATTTATTAAAATGCTTTGGATGGTTCTTAGAAACAAGGAAAGCGGTTGGATGTTCTTTAGAATGACAGAGCAACAACAAGAGGAATTTTTAAACGACAAAAACGATATTGATATTACATTTAGATATGTAGGAATGGATAAAAGAGTTGTTGCGAAGATTGTGGAACGGTTACAGAAGTAGCCTTTATTTCCGATAACGGAAAAGGGCTTGGCGAAGTGGCTTTTGTGCGTTGGCTTGTG